ATTGAAAGCACTGTAGACAGTAATGATTACGCATACATCGTAGATAATATGGTCCCTAGTAATAATTATAAAGGATCAACTTTCACTTTTTACTTTAACACAGAAGAACAAATTAAAGTTTCTAACGGGTATTTTTACAAAATTGGCTACGACGGGATAAGGATAACACTTCCGTATGATGGTGAAACATTATTTGAAAACGGTATTGTTTCCATACCGCTTATCGGTAAAAACGGGACTAAATATAGTGGATTTAAAGGAGAAATCCACGCTAGTAAATCAGCAAACTTTAGACTTGATACCGACAACGTTAAATACATGAAATCTTTTCCTATTTATTACTACTATAAAGATGGAGATTCTATTTGTTTCCCATTTAATAATAAAACACAATTTGATGCATACCCAATTATATATGGTAGATCTGGAGGAACTATATCTTGTGGTGGGAATAGCGTTAAAGTTCCAACAAATTCATTTTTTATTGACGGTACAAATAAAATAGCTATTGGTGAAGGGGGAGTCTACAGTGGCTTTAATGGGAATTTCCCAATTATTCCAGGCGGTATAAAAAGCGTTTTGAAAATTACAGGATATGAAAATATAGGTGGAGTTGTTAATAACAATATTCAAACAGCAATTCCTGGATGTCCCGATACAGAATATTTTCAGATTACTCCAATGTTTTACAGAATTTAATAGGGGGAGTTAATTATGTTAAATCTTAATAAAATACAAACATTTAAAGGTGACTGTAAAACTATTTGGGGGGTACAAGTAGCACCTCCAGAGAATATTGTTAGTATGAATGTTATAGAAAAAAGAAACGATACTCTTTCTCTTGAAATGACGTGTATTGTCTCTGACAACAATATAAAAACGCTTGTTGCTGGGAATATTATAAAATGCTACAAAGACATTAGAAAAAAATCTCTGTTTTCATTCGAAATATACGATGTGAAGTATTCCATTGATAATACTATTGTTGTTAAAGCTGAACATATTTCTTCAAGGCTTAGATATATCTATGTAAGGCCTGGTATTGTAACTACAAATGTATTATCTGGAATACCTTTGCCAATTGATAATGGTAAAAATGTATTTGTAAATTACGATTATGAATATCCGTTTAAAATTAAATCTACAATAAGTGCTACTGCAGAACCAGACCATGTTAAATCTGTTCGAGATATTATGTCTGGTTCAAGCGGAAGTATACTTGACATAGTTGGCTATGGGGATTGGATGTATGAAGATGATACTACAATTACATTTATGCAATATATAGATGGAAATAAAAAAGATTTAACACCAATCAGATATTCAAATAATATGTTGGATTTCTCACGTCAAATAGAATTAGACAATGCTAGGGCAACACAAGTCTTATTTTGGGAAAAAGAAACTGATGGTGTAAAAGAATACGTGTGGGCGTGCAATAAAAAAGATAACAATATATACCCTTTTCAGGCGTCACAACTTGTTGACTTATCTTCAAAATTTGAGACAAAGCCAACAAAAGAACAGCTTTTGGCAGCAGCACCAAGTGTTTCAACAAGCCCTGAGGTCACTACGAGTTGCACAATTACAAACTATGAAGACCCAGATGCAATGTGTGGAAGAAAAGTAAACGTGTTTTTTCCATTATATGGTGTTAATGAAAAGATGATTATCTCAGAAATAACATACAACGTACTCACTGACAGATATGACTCTATTAAGCTAGGTACATTAAAAAAGACGCTTTCAAGAACAATTGCAGAAATTGCAGGCAAGACATGGACCAGTGTTTACTAAGGAGGTATTCTAAATGGCTAAAATTTATATGAATGATTTTCGTGTAACAACATCTGTTGTACCGGTTCTTAGATATTTAGATGGTAATAAAACAGATGAACTTGTTATCTTTACAGACGATAAGATGACAGATTTTGATACGCATATTGCTTTGATTGACAATAATGTTGTTAAGCTTTTTGCTAATGAAAGCGGTTTTGCTGCCATCATTGATAAAGATATCTTTAATGAAAAAGATGTTTGTCCTATTAGACTTGTATTCAGTAATAGCGAGACAGAAAAAACAAAAGGCACAAATACTTTTTATATCTGTAACGATCGAACTGGATATGTCTATGGTGACTATATCGAAGTCCCAGACGATATTATCACGTACAGAGAAGCATGCCGCGCATATGCGGAAGAATGCGGACGCATTGTTGACGCCGTAAAATTTGATGTTGGCGCTAAGGTTACACAGGACGAAGACGGGGCAACGATTACAGTAACAGACACACACGGAACAACACAGGCGAAAATTCTCAATGGGAAACGAGGCCCAGTAGGTGAACGAGGCCCAATCGGTGAGACGGGGCCAGAACCAGAGATCACAGCGCGAGTAGTTGGAGACAATACAGAGATCTTATCTAATGGTGTTGTTATTGCGACCCTTGCTAGTGGTAAGAATGGTGTTGATGGACATACACCGGAAATTACAGCAACAAAAGAAAACGCCACTGTTACAATTTACGTCGACGGTGTAAAGGTCATTGACATTCACGACGGAGTAGACGGGGCGACAGGTCCACAAGGTGAAAAAGGCGATCCAGGGCCTCAAGGATTAAAAGGCGACGCTGGAGAAACAGGCCCTAGAGGTGAAACAGGCCCTAGAGGTGAAACAGGACTGCAAGGAATCCAGGGAATCAAGGGCGATACAGGATTACAGGGACCAGCAGGAGAAACAGGACCGCAGGGGCCTATTGGAAAGACAGGACCTCAAGGACCAGCGGGAAATGACGGTCACTCCCCTATCGTTACAGCAACAAAAACGGGAACAGTAACAACGCTTTCAATAGATGGCAAAATAGCAGCAACAATCAATGACGGGGCTACAGGTCCAACGGGACAAGCTGGCCACTCCCCTATTGTAAAAGCCTCTAAAACAGGAACTGTTACAACTATTTCTATTGACGGAGTAAACGTTGTTTCTATTAATGATGGCGAACAAGGCCCTCAGGGTATTCAGGGTGTAAAAGGTGATCCTGGTATTCAAGGCCCAGTCGGTGAACCTGGTGCTGCAGGACATTCCCCAAATGTAACAGCAACAAAGGCTGGGACTGTAACAACTGTAAAAGTTGACGGTGTAGCAATTGCAACAATCAATGACGGGGCAAAAGGCGAAACAGGCGCGCGAGGTCCACAGGGAATTCAAGGCCCTATCGGTGAAACTGGACCGCAAGGACTCAAGGGAGAAACTGGCGCAGCCGGTAAAGATGGACACTCACCGAGTGTAACAGCCACAAAATCCGGGACTGTAACAACTGTAAAAGTTGACGGGGCCACAATCGCAACTATCAACGACGGAGAAAAAGGCGAAACGGGCGCACGAGGTCCGCAAGGAATTCAGGGTCCAACTGGTGAAACAGGACACTCACCAAGTGTGACAGCAACAAAGGCTGGAACTGTTACAACTATTTCAGTTGACGGAACAGCTATTGCAACTATTAACGACGGTGAAAAAGGTGATACAGGACCTCAAGGTGTAAAGGGTGATCCTGGAGAAATGGGACCTCAAGGTCCTATCGGTAAAACAGGGGTCACAGGTCCACAAGGTCCAATCGGAGAAACAGGACCAACCGGAGAAACAGGACCTCAAGGTCCAACGGGACAAGCTGGTCACTCTCCCATCGTGAAAGCCTCTAAAACGGGAACGGTAACAACTATTTCTATTGACGGAGTAAACGTTGCTTCTATTAATGATGGTGAACAAGGTCCTCAAGGTATTCAAGGCCCAGTAGGTGAAACGGGGCCTCAAGGTATCCCAGGCCCACCTTATACTTTAACAGATACAGATAAAGCTTTAATCACAAAAGAAGTGTTGGCACAATTTACCAACGCAGAAAGTACTGGAATGTAAGGGGGTGTAGATATGGCAGACTTGGTTTATATGACAAAAGCAACATGGACAGCTATTACTGATGCATTTAGAAACAAGCTAGGATCAACTGAACTGATTAAAGCTGGAGATATTCCTAGCGCACTTAATAGCTTTCAAAAATATGTCGACCTGTTAAGTGGTGATGTTACATCTGTTAGTGATGAAAACGCTACATCCGTACGTGATTCTTGCTTTTCGTATTGTAAAAAAATACAAGAGGTGTATTTACCAAATGTAACATCTATTGGGACCTCATCGTTCAGAGGCTGTGAAATGTTGTCTAAAATAAATATACAGAATGTAGAAACGTTAGGTAATTACGCTTTATATGGAAGTAATATTACTGAATTGTACTTGCCAAAAGCAATAACTATTAATACATCCGCATGTAGTTATATTTCTCAATTGAAAAAAGTTACTCTCGGTAATGTAAAAACAATCAATAAAGGCGCATTTAGTAGGGATATTAATTGCGAAGAAATAGATATTTCTTTAAATGAAAATGTAAATAGTATAGGTGAGAATGCATTTTCCAATAATGGAAAATTATCAAAATTAACAATAAGAGGGACTGCTTTAATTGAACTTAAAAGTACAAATGCATTCGCTGGTACCGCTATCGCCTACAGAACAGGTAAAATTTATGTCGATCCTTCTATGGTCGAAACATACAAAACAGCGACTAACTGGAGTAATTACTCTTATGCTATTGAGGCAATTTCCTGACATATTTATATGGAGGTATAAACGATGATCAAAACAGAAGTATTAGAAAATGGTTCGATCAAGACATATTCTGATGAAGGCTTCTATATCCATGGTGGATTTCCAGAGGGCGATTATGTCCAGGCTATAGATCCGCCAGGTGTTAATAGAACATATACAGAAACAGACAGATATATTGACGAGATGCAGACAGTGAAAGAAAAGGCTGCTGCTTACGACGTTCTCGTGGGAGGTGTTGGCGATGAATAAAACAAATTACTTTTTAGAAAAAGCGAAACGCTTACGCCCAATCATCGAGAAAGCTGCAGCGGGACTTTCCGATGCAGAGGCTTTGCAAGCCCCAGAGATTTTCCCACTATGGGAAGCTGGGGCAAGCTATGCTGTAAATGATAGGGTCCAATATAACGACGTGCTGTATAAAGTACTACAAGCACACACTAGCCAGGCAACATGGACGCCTGACACTGCAGTGTCGTTATTTGCAAAAGTCCTTATTCCTGACGAAAACAAAACGCCTGAATGGGAACAGCCAGGAAGCACTAACCCATACATGAAAGGCGACCGTGTAACGTATAACGGCAAGACATACGAATCTACGATTGACAATAACGTATGGGCCCCTGGTGTTTACGGTTGGAAGGAGGTGTAGCCTTTGACACAGGATGTAATTATAGCGGTGATCAGTTCCGGGGCGTTCTTTACATTCATCCAGTATTTAATTACAAGGCATGATAAAAAGGATGATGAAAGTGACACACGCTACAAAGAATTAAAAGGCGGGCTAGAAAATCATGACGAAACGATTAAGAAGTTGAGTGAAATCCTGGTCGAGACTCGGAAAGAGAACGACGGGATTAAACAGCTTCTGATCGGTATAGGTCACGACAAGCTGGTGTATATGACAGATAAAATTGCAAGGCGTGAGGCTATTACGCTAAAAGAAAAGGCCACACTGGGTGCCATTTACGTTCCATACAATTTACTTGGTGGAAATGGCGATGGTGAGGCCGGATATAAATATTGTGTTACATTGCCCGTGGTTACAGATGAAAGCGCAAGAGAAAAAGACAATTCGCTTTTACGTGAAGACATGGGCATTAATAAATAAGAAGGAGGTTCTATTATGAACAATAAAATTTATGACATTTTGAAATGGGTTGCTATTATCGTGCTTCCCGCTGCTGCTACTTTCGTAGCTTCTATTTTTCCGTTATGGAATTTACCATATGCGGATGCAATCGCGCAGACTATTACAGCAGTAGGCACTTTCCTTGGTGCGGTACTTATGGTCTCTAATTTTAAATACAAAAGCGGAGACAACGCAGGGGATGAAAACGGGAACAAGTAAATATCCCTTTTCGAAACTAAAAAAGGGGGCAAAATTAGGGATAATTTTATTCCTGGTTTTGTCCCTTACTTTATATACATTTTTATATACGATATCAGACTATAAAAATATGCCCTATTTCGTATACAAATTTATATATGTTATTACGCAAAGAGAAAGAAGGAATGAAATCATGCTATTAGATACAGACAAACAGAAATTCGTTGACGATATCGCAAAGTATGTACAAAAATATGCTGGTTCATACGGAATTAGTGTGCACAGTCCTATTATCGCCCAGGCGATTTTAGAGAGTGGATGGGGCAAGAGTAGACTTGCTGCCGATTATCACAATTATTTTGGTATGAAGTGTGGCACAAAGTGGACAGGCCCCAGTGTTAATATGACAACGCAGGAAGAGTATACGGCGGGCACTCTTGCGACTATTAAAGATAACTTTCGTGTATATGACAACATGGAAAACGGGGTTAAGGGCTATTTTGAGTTTATCCAGCTTTC